GTTGTTCGCGCCATCGGTAGGCGGCGTGAAGGTGTCGCTGATCGCGCCAGACTTCAACAGCAGGCCGCGCAGGTGGGTGCCGGCCGCCCGCAGCACTTCGATGATCCCACGTACCCTGGTCGCGAAGTCGCTCAGGTCATCGCCGCCCAGCAGGTCGTAACCGTATTCGACGTCGAACAGGCCATATTGCGGCTCAGACTGCAACTGGTAGTTGTAGGCGCTGTTGCGAAAGATCGCGCTGTTATACCGGGGGAAGGCTGTCGCGTAGATGACGACGTCGGTCACCTTGGTTTGCTGGCCGGTGTAGAGCGAGATCGCCGCCTCCATGGCGATGTTGTTGCAGCGCGGGCGCACCACCTCGGCAATGATCCGTGGCCCGTAGCTGGCATCGCTCTCGCCTTGCTGGCGCAGGACCCCGTAGTAGCCGCCGAGCTCGTCGATCCAGTCATCCGAAGCCTCGGTAACGGTCATCTGCTTGATGGCGTTGGGGATCTGGGCGCCGACCGCGCGCAGCTGATCGGCGGCCGCGCTGAGGAACGACCACAACAGGCTGGTGTAGGAATACAGGTGGTCGCCATTGGAGTGCGACTGATTGCCCGTGCCGTCGATCAGGGTCCGCGCCGCCAGCGATAGGCGTTCGCTCGTTGCCGAACTCTGGACGGTGTAACCAGGCTGTTCGGTAATGTAGGTGATCAGCTCGCGCAAGGTGTAGTCGAGAAGGTTGATCGACAGGTTCTGACCTTCGCCGCCGACGACGGTGGTGGTCAGCGTATTGTCGGCGACCGCCCAAACCATGCTGGTGCCTGCGTAGCTAAGACGCATTGCCAGGAATTGCTCAGGATCCGGGTCAAAAACGCGATGCAGCAGGCCGAGGAGTTTCTGAACCAGATTCATGTGATGTTGATACTCCCTGGCATCAGCTTCTTATTCTTGACTACGGCGACGTTGGCGGCCGGGACGGTCATCTTGAAGTCATAAACGCCGTCGAGGTCTTTGACCAGGTAGACGATTTCCGACAGCACGGCGGGCTGCCCGATCGGCAAGCCCTGCAGGTAGGCAAAGATCGTGGATTGCGCGGAGATGATCAGTTCCGGCTCATCGAATCCGGCCTCGACGTCGAGGGTCCCGGTGATGTTGACCAGCTGCTCGACGGCGGCAAAGACCGTGGTCTTGACGCCGGAAGCCTTGTAGCCGGGCACCGCGACGCCGTTGCTGTCGTAGTAGCCGTCGATGATCTTGGTGGCCAGCGCGACCAGTGCCGCCGAGGTGCCGCCCACGCCGTTGTGGATGTAGCAGTCGACCTTGGCAATGGGGGCGTTCGGATCCTCCAGGTACGCCTCAACAGTGATCGCGGTACTCACGCGCTCGATGATGTTGCCGTTGGCGTCGAGGATGGTGGCCGTGCTCATGCCGTATTGCAGCGCGGCGTTGGTCGAGCGGCTGATCGAAGAGATGTAGGCCGTGAACCGGATTTTCCGCTCATCATCGGTCTCAGCGTCTACGCCACTGCTGAAGCCGTTCAGGTTGGTAGCGCTGACGATGTTGCTCGGTGCCGGGCTCAGGGCGAAGCTCTGGAGCGCAGCGATGTTGCCGATCGATCCGGAGATGTCAGCCCGCACCGTGACGTCGATAAACGAGGCGCCAATCGCCGCCGTTTTATCGTTCAGCGATGTGTAGGTGGTGGACAGGCCATCCGCCGCAAACGTGGTGCCGGCCGAGATCAGGGTCGCGGTGGCCGATGGTGTCAGGGTCACCCGTACCAGGCCGCTGGCATAGACCGATGGTAGCTTGTCGAAGTCGAAAGAGTTGTAGACCGAGACCGGGATCGCTTCCTTGACACCGATGAAAAACTGCTGATACAGCTCATCGATTTCCGCCGCCACGGCTTCCAGCATGGTCCGAACGATCGAGCCAATGTTGTAGTCGGTGACCTTCTTGGTGGTCGCCCGCATCCAGTTGATCATGGATGCGGTGATCGAAACGAAGTCTTTTACCTGAAAGGCCATTTATACGCTCACATCCGCTTGTACAGGGTCGCCAGTAATCGGCGTGACGACGACGACGGCCGACAGCACATCGCCGCTGCTGGTGGTGGTAATGCTGTCGATACGTCGCAGCCGGCTTTCTTGGATCAGGGCGTCCTGGATGTCCATGCGCCCCATCAGCGTTGCCACGGCCGCGTTCTTGTTGCCCTTGCGCCGGCCGATCTTGCAGCCGTAGCCAGGGTGGTAGATCAGCTCGCCAGGGTCCGTGACGATCCGGAAGCTGATCGCCTGCTTGAGGTTGTCGCGGCCGGATACCACCTCAAAATCGCCGGTGGTCTCATCGACCGACAGGCGCCCATTGCGCAGCCGGCAGTCGGTGAGCAGGACGTTTTCGAGGTCGTTGGAACTGGACTCCGACTCGGCCACTGTCGAGGGGATCTTGAGTTCCTGCCCACTGAGCAGTACCCGATCGCCAGCCAGGGATGCGTCATCCGTGATGAACGGTGGCAGCAGGTTGTTGAACCAGGCCAGCTTTGCCCAATCGTTGGCGTTGCCCAGCTCGCGGAAGGCGACCATTTGCAGGGTGTCGCCGCGACGGGTGCTGACGAATCGGTAGCCTGAATACTGCTTAGTAAAATCCGTCATGCCGTCACCGTGATGCCAGCGTTGGCGATGTCCAGGTTGCTCGCGATGATCGAGTTCGGCAGTGGCGTGGTCACCAGGTCAGTGCCGGCCAGGGTCTTCATGCTGTTCGAGGCTGGCTGCGACACAATGACCGGCGACTTGCTCGTCTGGGACACTGCGGCGAACGTGTTATTGGTCGAACCGGAGTAGATCGAGATCGAGCGGCCGCCACTGGTCGAGGAACAGTTCGACGCGCCGTAGATGTCCGAGTAGTCCTCGTAGTCGAGGAACTTGCGGGCATTTTTCAGCAGGCAGAACAGGTTGGTGAACTCGCGCACGACGTTCATGATCGCCGCCTTGGCGATGTTCGGGATGTTGAGGACCAGCGCCGCCGCCCTGAACACGTTGGTGATCGCCTGCGTCGCCAGGGTGGCGATGCTGCCCAGTTGGCGGATGATCCCCACGCCGGCCGTGATCATGCTCCTGACCGCGTTGTAAAGGCGCATGGTGGTCGCGACGAACTTCTTGATCGGGGCGATGATCGTTTTATCGATCCACTTGTAGGCCTCGCGGATCCGGTTGGTGATGTTGTTGATCGACGCGGTAAAGCTGTCGATCCACGAACCAACGGTGCCCAGGATCCCGCCAAAGCCGGTGTCGGCCAGCAGCAGCTCTTGGCGCGTGACGTCCTTCGACAGCATCACGAAGTTGAACCGGTATTGCGACAGCAACGGCCGGCTCTTGCTGCGCTTGAGGTCGAAGACGCGCGGGGCGATAACCCGGGAGTAATTGTTCAGGGTGTCGACCAGGATCAGTCGAACCATGGCCGGGTCATCACCCTTGACCACGGCTGCCGCCCGGCGGGCATGCCAGTCGGAGTAAACGAACTCTTTCAGCTTGGCCAGGCGCTCACTGCCGCCGCTGTCGGAACTGGTCGCCCGCCAGCCGGTGGTGCCGGAGTAGGTCCCTTCCTCCATGCCTTCGCCGAAGCTATCCGCCCAGGCGCCGCCCAGCGTCTGAGTAACGGACATGCGACTAGGGAAGCCAATGGATAGCTCCTCTGGTCGAATCAGCAGGGTCATTTCGTCAGACGTACCGGCAGACTCATCCTCCATCACAAAGGTGATGGGGCATTCGTCTGCTTTCTGTGATGCGGGCGTAGATAGGTCCATGCCCGCATGATGTCGTCACGACGGTTTTACTGCTGTTGCGTAGGCGCCTGCGTACCGTTCACCAGGTTGGTGTGGCCGTTGTAGATCTCGCGATCGCCCTGCATGCTGCGCTTGAAGTCGGTGATATCGCCATCGGCCTTGACGTCACCATCGACCTTGACGTCGCCGGTGAATGTGGTCAGGGGCGTATCCACCGTGGTGCCGCCCGGGAACACCAGGGTAGCCGAGCCGCTGGCGCTGGTGACGGTCAGGTTGCCGGCCGGGTCAATGTTGATCGTGCACTTCGCCTCGCCGCCATTGGCCACCACCAGCTGGACGTGCGGCGCCGCGCCGGTGTTCTTGCTGATTTTCCACTTCTTGTCGAAGTCCTTGCCGGTCAGGTCCTCGTGCGCCGGGCTGGTGCCCATGCGCAGGTAGGTACCGCTCGGGTGGAACCACTCGGCGTTACCGGCGGCGTCGATCGTGTGATAGAAGTCCGAGGCGTGCCGGTCGATCTTGCGGTTTTGCTCCTTGAACGACATCTGGCAGACCTGCGGGAACAGGAAGCCGGAAACGAACGGCACGCCATCGCATTCATCGACGATGGCGATGATGTCCCGGTCAGTCCGCGTGGTCCATTGCCCACCTGGTGGCGACGTTGGCTGCACCAGGTCAACCAGGCCGGTGTTGGTGCTGGCCGAGGACGACTGCACCTGGAGCCCGGTCAGATAGGTGCCGTCGCGCACCAGGCGGACATCGCAGGAGTTGTCTTCTGGGTGGATCGCAATTACTTTCGCGCGGGTTTTCATTGGCCGGTCAGCTCGCTCAGGTAAGGAGAATCGACACCGCCACCCATGCGGATGCGGTTGGCAAAGCCCAGGCCGCGATCGAGGGTCAGCGTGGTGTAGAAGCCACGGTAGGGCATGATGTTGTGCGCCACCGACGTGACGTAGTAGATGGCCGAGAAACTGCCGCGAATCACCCTGATGTAGTTGCCAGCGCGGATCTTTTCGTTGCCGCGCATGCGGAGCGAGCCGCGCTCGAGGATGCTGTTGTCCTTGTTCTGCGCTACCAGGAATTCCCGGCGCGATCGCATCCAGTCGAACAGGTTCTGGTCGCGGGCGTCGTGCTCCATCTCGGTCAGGCCTGATTTGGTGTTGGTGACATCAGGACCGCCAAGCGTGGTGTTCAGCATCATCATGCGCACGCCATAGAGCGCGCTGGCGCTGTTCGGGTACGTCGACCGGTCGATGCTTTCCCGCTCGGCACTGCTAAAGCCCATCTGCCGCATCACCGCATCACCGTTGAGGCTGAATGCCGGCGCGGCCACCCAATAGTAGTTGGCCACGCCGTCATCGGAGCGCTCGACGTCCAGGGTGTCGATGTCCTCCATCGGAACATCAAAGATGTTGAGCCGGGTGGCATCCTGGCTGCCCATGTAGCTGCCAGACGGGCTGGCCGTGACCTTCGGATCCAGCGGCGCACCAGTCAGGTCCAGGGCAGGGTTCTGGCGGTACATGCAGTAAACGCCATCGTCGTCCTCGTTCAGGAACAGCTCGTTGAACGGACCGACGTCCAGGTAGTTGCGCATCAGCTGGTAGATCGTGCCCTCGGCCGACTGAATGCCGGCAATGCCCACGGCCGCCGTTACCACCTGGTCAGCGTTGAGTTTGATCAGCGGGAAGCCGCTGCCTTCCGGGAGCAGGGTTTGCAGGAACGGGTTGATGATCTGCTCGATCGCGGTCTGCAGGAACTCGACGTTGGTCATCGCGTTTTTGAAGCCGGCGCCGAACTTGTCCATCAGCTTGAAGGCCGAAAGGATGTCCTCGCCAAAGATGTACGACGGACCATAGAAAATCTGGATGATTTGCCAGATCTTGCCGTAGTCCTGGCCATGGATGGTCACGAAGCGCGCGGGTCTGCCGTCCGGCCCCATGCCTTCATGGCGACTCACGCGCGAGACGAAGCCGCGCATCACCACCGGCAACTTGTTTTCGTTCCAGCGCGACGGCATGTGCTGCGCCTTGATCTGGATGAGATCCATTGGCTCGACAATGCCGTAAAGGCTTTCAAGGCCGCCGGCGACTTCCGGGATGTCCGGGATGGTGATGGCAAAGCCGCCTGCGGCCTCCTTGATGCCCTTCATCGTCGAGATCGACGATGTGTCGGACAGCCAGGGCGCCAGGTTGATAATAGCGTTGGCGCCCTGGAAGCGGGCCGATGTCGGCATGACGCCGTCGACGGTCTGGCGCTTCACGGTCTTGTACAGCGTGACCTCGAACCGAGGCTGATAAACCTTG